ATGAAGGCCGATGGGTTTGACGACTGCATTGTTGGGATCGGGTACAGGTGCGGGTCAACCCCAGTGCTGGTCTACGACATCGACATGGTAGTCGAGAAGATAATGAAGCGGGACAAGTGCGACTACGATGATGCCCTCGAGTTCTTCGAGTACAATATAGGCGGTGCTTATGTGGGCGATGGGACTCCCTTGTTTATGAATCGGAGGTGCGAGTCGTGATCCAAGAACTTCCGAGCATTCTTATCAATGCAGTTGTTGTACTTGGTTTACTAAGTCTTTTCCTCCTCGGGTTTATCATTATCTGCGACGAGATTATACAAAGGTTTAAGTGATCAAGGTTCGCCTCGAGCGTTACGAGATGGAGTTGGCCTGCTCGGTTGGTAAGGCGAGGAACTTATCGGCCATCGTGAAGTCATCGAAGGATGCGTACCCGAGCGATAGCCAGAACGCATGGGGTCAGCATATCGATGGGGCTGGGGCAGAGCTGGCTTTCGCCAAGTTTATTGGGCTGTACTGGGATGGTTCGGTTGATACCTACCGAAGCGGTACAGGGGATCTTCCGTTCACCCATGTGGATGTGAAGCACTCCCGAGATGGTAAATGGAAAGTAAAGGAAAGGGACAAGGGGGAATTGGTTTTGGTTAGGGGCACGATGCCCGAGTACATCATCGAGGCGTATTGCAACTCCGAGGATGTTAAGAAGTATGCTCCAGCATATAGCGAGCCTAAGTTGTGGGCGGTGCCAGATGACGAGAGGCAGAGGGATTTCACAAGCCTCAGAAAAAAGCTGTGGCGCAGGGCATTTGAGGCGAGGGAGGGATTGAACCTAGCCTCGCTCAAATCCGCTACCGAATTACATAAGTGTACTTCAGCAGGGTATCTGTAGCCGACTGCGTAGCAGACGCTAACAGGATAAAAGAAAGACATAAGGCCAGCCCGATGGCTACCCCGCATAGAATCAGCGTGGTAGCACGAGCCTCCCGAGTCTTCCTGTCTATTGATAACTCGATCATCTGTTCCTCCTTTCTGTTTTATTTGTCTCCGTAGAGCGGTAGCTCAAACCGAGTGTTAAACTTGGCCTCGAGCCACTTATCTATTGAGACGAGAGATCCTATGATCTCTTTCTTTTCTTTGTGGGTCAGGGACTTGGCGAGGATCTGATCCTTTCCAGACCTGACAATGTGCCTGAGCCAGTGCCACTGGTTCAGGGTCGGGCATGATGTAGCGTTGTTTCTCCGCATGCGTCCACGCATCAGCTCGGTGCGTGTGCCAATCAAAACACCAGCCAGACTCATTTGGTTGCCTCCTCGACAAAGGCGGCGATGGCCTCACGAATGATCGACCCGAGAGATCTGTTACCAGACTCCCTCGAGATCTTCTCCATCTCAGCCCTCAGATCGTCGGGCAGGTTGACGCTAATTCTCATAACTCATTTCCTCCTGTACTTGTTCGAGACCAGCCCGAACCGCTTCCTTGATGTGAACCTCGGACACACTCTCGTCGAGTTCATCCGTACTTCGGATGACTCCCTCGTCCTTGAGTGTCTCGAGGATGACTGATGCAATCGTTCCGATGGCCTCGTCATCATCAAGCAACTGCTGTAGCTTCATGCTTGGTTTCCCTTTCTTGGTTATCTGTCAGCTCACGCACAGCCTTGAACAGCTGGGTCAGCCTCCAGTGGTTTTCGTTTCTCAGCTTCTCATCGTGGATGCTGAAGTTTAATCGCAGGTCGCATGAGATGTAGTTCGCATGGTTCCCGCTGACAGTTAAGTCCACGCCCACCTTGCCCAGTTTCTTGGAGTGTCTGCTGGTCGGCCATTCCGAGCGGAGACACTTGTCGAGTGCGAATGACGAGTTCTTTTTGAAGACCTCTGTCAGTCTCTCTTCGGAAAGCGGATCTTCGCTCTTGGTGAAACCTAAGCACCTCCGCAGGGCAAGGATCGTCCTCCTGTTCCTCCGTCTTTGGATGGATTGGAAGCCGTTCTCGGACTCGTAGTTTGCGGGTAGCTCACCAGCCAGTTTATTGAGTTCGGCAAACAGCGATGGCACATAGGCCAAGCTGTCGCTCTTGAACCTCCACTTGATGGGTAGCTTGTAGTACTGGGAAAGCACCTTGCCCCAGTCGGACTGGATGCAGGTTGCCTCTCCCCTACCACCCTGAAGGTGGACTCTTATGTCCAGAGCACGGCCAAAGATTTCTCCTAGGCCATGCAGCTGGCAGTAAGCCTCAGCCTTTTCCTGTATCCACTGGCTCGCCTTGTACCAAGCATCGTTGGATGCGTTGTCCCAAGTTGACTTGCTGGGTATCAGGCGTGGGATGTTCCCGCCGAGTGACAGGGTGACAGCACTGGCGATCACCCTCTTGGAAGATTCGGCTGGAAGCAGGGACAGGATGTTTGACTTTGTGATCCAAACTTCCTGACCCTTGCTCGGTCTGTTTCTTTTGATGCTCATTGTTTTTTCCTCCTTGGTTTAATTATCCGCAGGTTTGCTTCGTAATTATTGAGCCACTCGCCAATGGTGCTGTCGCTGTATCCACCATCTTCAAAATCATTTAGCCAGTCAGAACTCCACGCCTTCGACAGCTCTTCTGCGATATCACCTATGTCACCACGAGCTAAAACCCTTGGCCTTCCAGTTGGGTTGTAAGCCTCAAGAACAAACTCAACATTATCTAACTGCGGATAGTTCCAGTTTGTCCTGCCATAAACTAAGGTTGCCTTAACATCCGCTACTAGCTCATATGCTTTTTGATATCTGTTTTGTCTTTTTGTGTTCATGTCTGCTCCTTTAGTTGTGGCTCGGGAGCTGACCCACTGATGGTGAGCCAGCTCCCTCGCCGATTTGTCATCCCTCCCGAGGGATGTTGACCAGCTCCCCGTATGGGGGCTGGATACCTTCAGTGTTGGAGTGGATCGCCCAAACAGTCGGGCAAACCTCAGCTCCCCAGTTGATGACTTGGCCGTCAGTGATGAAGACATGTGCCTTCACCTCGTTGCCCTGACTGATGAGGTCTTCGAGTTTCACCGAGGCATCGTCGAAGTCTGTGCCACCACCGCCCCGCAACTTGGGGAGGGGATCGCCGTCGAGGTACTCATCGAATCCGTAGTGAGTCGTATCGCACGACCCAATAAAGACCCGAGCCTTGATCGACTGGGCACACTCCTGAACCTCTGCGATGGCCTGCTCGTACAGCTCGGGGCTGATACTCCCCGAGGTATCAACCGAGATCGCCAGCACACCAGATCCCTCAGAGCACAGGCTCGGGAGGATCGCAGTGCGATGACGGCGAGACGGCCTGCGCCAGCTCCAATCGTCCTTGGTCTTCTCGGTCAGCAGACGGCGAAGAGTGTCCCGCCAGTTGACAGCTGGCTTGCGGGAGTTACCCAGCAAGCGGTCAATTCCAGCGGGAAGGTTCCCAGCGAGTCGGGCTGTAGCCTCTGCGCCAGCGACTGACTGAAGAATCTTTTCAGATACCTCAGCCTTCTTCGCCTCGCTTAAGGGCTTGCCGTCCTCGGTTGGGTCTTCGACCTTCCCCCAGTCGGATGACTTGTCAGGCTCGCCGTCAGACGATTGCTCGTCGGACTGCTCGTCTCCACCAGCTCCAGAGCTGGATGACTTGTCATCCTGTTTGCTGGATGACTGGTCATCCTGCTTCTGCTTTTTCTGCTTCTGCTTTTCCGACTTGGCCTTCGCCAAGATCTCATAGACCTGATACTCGGAGTGGTTGCGGTACTTCTCGTCGAGCAGACCGCCCTCGGGCAGGTAGTACCCGCCGTCCTTTAGGATCAGGTTGATGACATAGTCACAAGCCTGATTCCACAGCTGAGGGTCACGGCTCCCACGATTGACCGAGTGTAGAAGCGCAATGTGGAGAACCTCGTGCGCTATCAGCCCGACAACCTGCCTGACCTCCAGCTTCTCGAGGAAGCTGGGGGCGTAGCGGATTCTCGTGCCGTCAGTGCATGCCGTCCCGACACTCTCGTCCAGCTCGCTGGGCAGACCGCATGCGATAGCCCCAAAGAATGGGGCATCGCACACGATCCTCACACGAGCCTTCTCGAGGATCGACTCTGCAGATAGTTGTTTCTTGTTCATCGCTGAACCTCCTTTTTGTTAGGCCACCAACAGGTGGCCACGATTCGCTACCCACTCTCCGTAGTGCGGGCAGATCTCAACTTTTGGTGCGACCTTGGTCGCTGTCTTTGAGGCGAAAGCCTCGAAAGCCTCACCGAGGCGGGGGATGTACGAGAAGAACGCTTTCGAATTCTTCGCATCAGCCTTCAGCCTCGCTGTCAACGCACCGATCAAAGCCCACCGAACCTCGGGCTTGGTCGGCACGGATGCCTTGGCGGGATTCGCCAGCACCTCGTCGGGCAGAGTTGCCAGCCCCTCGTAGACCGAGAGGAAGCCGTGAAGGTCAACTCCAGCCGTCCCCAGCGAGGCGGTGAGCCAAGCGGGAGA